GTGTATTATTTTTCGGTGCCCAATATCCAGCAGATGATGGGGGACCCGGACGCCCAGGTGCAAAACGTCGGTAACGCGATGATGGGACAGTTAGAGGCAAACCCTGGTCAGGGGATGGTGGGCGCTACGCCAGGACAGATTCAGCAGATGGCCCGAGGAGGGCGGGTGCGTCGGTAGATGACCACGGTCCTTGATGAACTTAAGGATGTAGACCTTTCCTACCTTTCCCGCGAGGAAGCCAAAGAGTTCACGGTCCTCTTAGAGGAGTTAGAGAAGCGGGAATACCGCGAGCTTTCAGCCGCGAACTTCTTAGATTTCGTCAAGACCATCTGGCCCGACTTTATTCAGGGTGAGCATCACCGCAAGATGGCCGATGCCTTTGACCGTATTGCCGAGGGCAAGCTCAAACGGTTAATTGTCAATATGCCCCCGCGCCATACCAAGAGCGAATTTGCTTCGCACCTGTTTCCTGCGTATCTATTAGGCAAGAACCCTAAGCTCAAGATCATTGAAGCCACGCACACGGCAGATTTGGCGATTAATTTCGGGCGCAAGGTGCGGGATTTGATTGATACCGAGGAATACACGGAAGTGTTTCCGGATACATCGCTGAAGTCTGACTCCCGTAGTGCCGGTAAATGGCTGACTTCGCAGGGGGGTGAGTACTACGCTTCGGGTATTGGGGGCGCGTTGGCAGGACGGGGTGCTGATCTCTTTATTATTGACGATCCCCACTCCGAGCAAGACGCCTTTTCCGACAAAGCGTTGGACGAAGCCTACGAATGGTTTATGGCTGGCCCCCGCCAACGGTTGCAGCCGGGAGGGGCCATTGTCATTGTGATGACGCGTTGGTCTAAGAAGGACTTAACCGGCAAGCTGACCCGCAAGATGAGTCAAACCGAAGCCGCCGATCAGTGGGAATTGATCGAATTTCCGGCAATTTTGCCCTCGGGTAAGTCCCTCTGGCCTGAATATTGGAAGTTAGGGGAGCTTGAGTCCATTAAGGCGTCGGTGCCGCCCTCTAAATGGGCCGCACAGTATATGCAGCGGCCTACGGGTGAGGGGATCTCCATCATTCCGAAGGATTGGTTCAATGTATGGCCTGACGAAAAGCCCCCGGAATGCAATTATTTAATTCAAAGTTACGATACCGCGTTTTTGAAAACCGAGCGTTCTGACTTTACCGCGATTACCACGTGGGGAGTCTTCCATCCTGAAGGTAAAATTGAGGATCAGGTGTACGGGGGTCAGGAGGCCCACCTGATTTTGCTGGATTGCGTTAAGGAACGGTTGGATTTCCCGGAATTAAAGCGCGAAGCCATCCGGTTATACGAGCATTGGAAACCGGATACGGTGATTATTGAGACGAAGGCTTCGGGGATTCCCTTAACGCAGGAATTACGGCGGTTAGGCATCCCGATTAACACGTTTTCGCCCAACCGGGGCCAGGATAAGATCGCAAGGTTGAATTCGGTGAGTCCGATTTTCCAGGATGGCAAGGTCTGGGTGCCAGAAAACCGTTGGGCCGAGGAGCTGATGGAAGAAATCTCGGACTTCCCTAACGGAGAGCATGACGATTTGGTAGACGCCACCAGTTTGGCGCTGATGCGCTTTCGTACCGGGGGCTTTTTGAAATTAGCGTCCGATTGGGATGACGAAGAAGAGTATTATCCTAAGATTCGCCAATACTACTGATTTATTCTTAGGGTAAACAGGGGTATCTTTCCCGCCTATGGCAACACCACCCGGCTTTCTCGACGAAGCACCCGTCGAAATTGAGCTTCAGGAAGATATTATTGGGCCAGAGGGCATCGATGTGTTCTTCAACCGTAATGGGGAGGGGACCATCGGCTTTGATCCGGAAGAAGAACCCCAGATCAACTTTGGTGAGAACATTGCCGAGTACCTTGAGGATAGAATCCTCAGTCAAATTGCCTCCAAGCTAATTCATTATTACCGTGAGGACCTAGATTCCCGCGACGATTGGTACGAAGCCTTCAAAAAGGGCCTCGATCTGTTGGGAATCAAGTCCGATAACCGGAGTGAGCCGTTTCAAGGGGCCAGCGGGGTGTATCACCCCCTGTTAGCGGAGGCGGTCACGCATTTTCAGGCGCAAGCCTACAAAGAATTGCTGCCTGCGGGTGGTCCAGTCGATACGCAAGTCATGGGTACCATGACCGATCCGAAAATGGACCAGGCCAACCGCGTCAAGAACTTCATGAACTTCCAGTTGACCTACAAAATGGAAGAGTACGACCCAGAGATGGATCAATTGCTCTTTTATTTGCCGTTAGCCGGTTCAGCGTTCAAGAAAAGTTACTATGACCCAGCATTAGGCCGCGCTGTTTCCCGTTTTATCAAGGCTGAGGACTTGGTTGTACCGTATGGCACCACGGATTTGGTGACCAGTCCCAGAATTACCCACGTTATCAAAATGACGGAGAACGATCTGCGGAAATTGCAGCTTTCGGGCTTCTATTTAGACGTGGATCTGTCGCCCCCTTCTATGTTGGATGATTCACCGACTCAAGAAAAAATTGATGAGCTGGATGGCACCAGTTCCCCGCCCCAAGAAGAGGAATACACCCTTCTTGAGGTGCATGTAGAGCTAGATATTGAAGGATTAGAGGATACAAACCCGCAGGGAGAGCAAACGGGGCTGGCGCTACCTTATATTGTGACCGTTTGCCAGGATAGCCACCAAGTTTTGGCGATTCGGCAAAATTACAAAGAAGATGACCCGATGCGTAAGAAGATTGAGCACTTTACGCATTTTAAATTTCTGCCGGGGCTTGGATTTTACGGATTTGGGCTGATCCACATGATCGGTGGGGTGACTAAGTCAGCGACTGCGATATTACGACAGTTAATTGACGCAGGAACGCTTTCGAACCTCCCGGCTGGCTTCAAATCTCGGGGTTTGAATATTCAACGCACCGATGATCCGATTCAACCCGGAGAATGGCGCGATGTAGACACCCCCGGCGGCACAATTCGTGATTCATTTTTACCGTTACCCTATAAAGAGCCGAGTGGGACACTGTCTACGTTGTTGGGGCTATTGGTGGAATCCGGTCAACGCTTTGCTTCGGTATTAGACACGACTGGGTCCGATGCTAACCAAAATGCCCCAGTAGGTACCACGGTAGCCATGGTAGAGAAGGGCCAGAAGGTCATTTCGGGAATTCATAAGCGGTTGCACTACGCTCAGCGCACTGAGTTCAAGATTTTGAAGCGCGTCTTCGGAGAAACGCTTCCACCAGAGTATCCGTACCAAGTTCAGGGTGCCCAGCAGACGGTCTTCCGTGAAGACTTCAGTAATCAGGTAGATGTGATCCCGATTTCGGATCCTAATATCTTTAGCACCACGCAGCGCATTATTTTGGCACAAACGCAACTTCAGATGGCTCAAAGTGCACCCCAACTGCATAATATGAAAGAAGCCTTCCGAAAAATGTATTTGGCGCTAAATATCCGGGATATTGAAGACGTATTGCTCCCTGATGCGCCGCCACCGCCTAAAGATCCGGTTCAAGAGAACCAAGACTCGTTAATGAACGTTCCGTTGCAAGCATTTATCCAACAGAACCATGATGCGCATATTCAGGCCCATATGGCGTTTTCTCAGAACCCAAATACGCAACAAAACCCACAAGCGATGCCTGCGCTGCAAGCGCACATCCAACAGCACCAAGCCTTGAAATATCGCATCCAAGTTGAGCAAATTTTGGCACAACAAGGTATGCAGCTGCCGCAACCGGGACCAGATGGCCAATTACCGCAATTACCGCCCGAAGCCGAGAGCCAAATCGCTATGGCGGCAGCACAAGCGACTCAACAGATCACTGGCCAAGATCAGGCGTTGGCAGCGGCTATGGCAACCCCCGATCCGCAGCGTGAAATGTTTGATCAGCAAATGCAGCTTGAATACGAGAAAATCAATCAAAAACAAGAAGATAGTAAACTTAAGGCCGAAGTTGACCTTGAGAAGATGGAATCCGACGAACGGCGCGAAGATTTGCGTACAGCGGCTGATTTACAAGAAGCTGAGATGAAGCATCAGGAAGAAGTGGATAGGGACTTTATTGAAATAGCAAAAATGGCAAGAGAGACCCGAGAGGATTAAATATGCCCAAAGTTGGTAAAAAACACTACCCCTATACGGCCAAGGGGAAAGCGGCGGCAAAA